AGCACCTGAGCGACAAGGGATACAAGGCGGCCGGCAAGATCGCCATCAAGAACGTACACGGCGCACCCGAGCTTGCGATGCCGACGAAGGCCGGGCCGTTCGAGATCCTGTCGTGGGCGACACGCAATACCGTGGACATGGAAGGCGAAGTCGTGCTTCCCGAGGGCGCTGACACTTCGTACTTCTCGAAGAATCGCACGCTGTTCGTCGATCACGAGTACGACATCATGAAGGCAGTCGGCAAGATGCGCAACATGAAGATGACACCGCAGGGCTGGTTGCTGCGTGGTGCGCTTGTCAACAATCCCGAGAACCCGTACCGCAATCAGGTGCAAAGCTTGGCCGAGGCTGGCAACATCGGCATGAGTATCGGCTTCGAGGTGCTCGATGCGTCAGCGCCGACAGCCGACGAGCGCAAGGCGTATCCGAATGCACGAGGCATCATCCGTGCATGGAAGCTGCTCGAAGTCAGCTACACGGCGATGCCGATGAATCAGGACTGTCAGAGCGATATGGTTCCGATGAGTCAACCCGAGCCTGTCAAGGCGATGCGGCGCGTGGTTATTCTTTGAGCTTGTTATTCTGATTCTCGTCTCTGCGGCAAAGTCCGAGGACGGCGGCGATAAGCCCCACGATCCTGCACAGCGCTCCAAGAGTGGCACACGCACACTTAGGAGGCCTGTCAATGGACTGGTCGAAAGTGCTGAACTTTGCGAAGAAGGAAGGCTACACGGGAAGCGACACCGACGCCGCGGCCGTGCAGGGATATCTTGCGTCGAAATCAATCACGCTCGCCGACGCTGACGGCAACGATCTCGATCTCGTTGCACTTGCGGCGAAGCCCGTCGAACCTGAGCCCGTCGCTCAGATCGAAACAGATACCAAGTCGATCGAAACACTGTCACAAGAAAACGAAGTCCTGCGTGAGCAGGCACGTCAGGCGGCATCGGCGCTCGTAAACGCCGGCGCTGTTCCTGCCGCAATCATCAAGGAGAAGTCAATGAAGTCCGACATCAGCAAGAAGATGTACGATGCGAAGCCGAAGAAGGCTTTCGTCGATGCGGATCAGGCCGAGATCTTCGGCGCAACCGCTCGCCTCTCAATCATGGGCGGCAAGAACTATGCCCAGAAGTCCAACGACATCGAGATCGCCAAGAAGGGTCAGGTCGAGTTCGACAACACCCTCGGCGGCTACCTCGTTCCCGAGGAGTTTGTTGCGCAGTTGATCTATGCGACCGAGCCTTACGGCACGGCTCGCAAGGTTGCGAACGTGGTGCGCATGGCGCGTGATCTCACCCGTGTTCCTCGCAAGACCGGCATCGCCACGATGTCGTGGGCGGGCGAAGGTCAGAGCACCAGCGTCAGCAACAACGGCTACGACAACGTCGAGCTCGCCGCTCGCAAGCTTCAGCTCCTCATGCAGGCCTCGAACGAGCTGCTTGACGACGCTGCGGTGAACGTTGCCGACGATCTCGCTGCGTCGATGCGTGAAGCGTATGACAAGGCGATCGACGAGGCGTACTTCAACGGCGACGGAACGAGCACCTACGGCGGCTACATCGGCCTCAAGAATGCGCTCCCGTCCGCTGCGTATGTCGATGCCTCTGGTAACGCTTGGTCAGCGATCACCAGCGCCGACTTCACCAAGGCGCTCGGCCTGCTTGAGAACGTGAACACGAGCCGCATCGCTATGGTGTGCTCACGTCAGTTCTACTTCCAAGTCATGTTGCGTCTTGAGAAGGCGACCAGCCAGTTCAAGGATCTCGCAGGCCCGTCGATCGGCGGATCTGATGCGTCCTTCCTCGGCTACCCGGTCTACTTCTCGCAGGTGCTTCCGACTGTCTCGGCATCTGCTACCAAGAGCGTCTACATCGGCGACTTCGTTGGCGGCTCGATGGTCGGCGAGCGTCGTGATCTCACGATCGCATCGAGCGAGCACTATGCGTTCAACACCGACACGTGGACTTGGCGTGCGACGGCCCGTGCGTCGATCGCTATCCATGGTGACGGTCGTGGATCGACCTACGGCAACATCGTCGCACTCGAAACCACCTAATCTGTAAACTCTCACACAAGGAGATCAATCTATGGTTCTCGGAACTCTCAGCAAATCCATCGTCGTGACTCCCTCGGCGACGGTTGCGACGAACGCCACCGCTTCGGCGGGCCCGTTCGACATCGCAGGCTTCGACAGCGTGCAGATCAAGTGCATCCACCAAGCGGCGACCAACTCTTCAGCTTCGGCGAAGTGGGCCGAACTCGAAGTGCGCGTCGGTGACAGCACGACTTATTCCAGCGCTACTGCTGTCAACGGTCTGGTCGGCACGACCAACTCGACGGCGAGCACTTCGCAGTTCGTGCTCGGCGTTCACAACAACACCAGCTTCGGAAGCGTGACCCGCTTGAATCTGCACAAGAACAAGCACGCATATGCGTTCGTTCGCTACCAAGTCCCGGCGACGACCAACTACAACCTGCCCGTCTTTGTGGTTGATGCGTTCAACGCTGCGCAGTCGCCGAACTCGGCCTCTGAGTCAGGCGCTGCGGCGACCGCTTCGGCTGCCGATACGAACTGATGCTTTCCTTTCACTCCGCACGTCCGAGGAATCGGCGTGCGGAGTTTGTCGGTTGAGTGATCTGAGTGAAAGGAACAGCATGACAGCACCAGAGAAAGTGCGCCTCAACTTAGGCGCAGGCGACTCGCACCTTGAAGGCTTCACGCCGATTGATCGGAAGCTCGGGAGCGAGGTGTATCCACTTGCGTACAAGGACGAAAGCGTCGATGAGATCTATGCATCGCATGTACTTGAGCACTTCCCGTACAACAAGACGCAAGAAGTCCTGAACGACTGGGTTCGAGTGCTGAAGCCCGGCGGCAGGATTCGCATCGCTGTGCCTGACTTCCGATGGTGCGCTCAGAAGTATCTCGAAGGTGCAGGCGATGTGCCTGTGCAGTCGATCGTGCTAGGCGGCAGGCAAGATGAGAACGACGTGCATGGCGCATTGTTCGACGAGGCTGGTCTACGCTGGCAGATGGAGAAGGCGGGCCTGTTTGCGCTTCAGCGTTGGGCATCGAGCACCACGGACTGCGCAAGTATGAACTGCTCGCTCAATCTCGAAGGCTACAAGCCTGCAAAGAACGCTGAGCTCGGCAGTCGTGTCACGGTCGTTTGCACGATGCCACGACTCAACTGGACATACAACCGAGACAATACGACGATGGCTTGCGTGGCGTTGGGCCTGAGCTATCGCTGCATGACGGGAGCCTACTTCGATCAGGCGATGGAGCGTGCGCTCGAAGCCGGACTCGACAAGGAGTACGTGCTGACGATCGACTATGACACGGTATTCACGCCCGAGGATATCGAGCGACTGGTGACGTTGATGGATCTGTATCCCGAGGCTGGAGCGATCGCCGCATTGCAAGCCAAGCGAGGCGGCGAGGGTATCCCGCTGATCGCTCGCAACGAGCACGATCCGATCACCGAGGCCGAGCTCGGCGGCGATCTGTTCCACGTGAAGTCAGCGCACTTCGGCCTGACGATCATGCGGACGAGCGTACTGCGCAAGATGTCGAAGCCTTGGCTGCATCATGTCCCTGCGCCTGACGGCACATGGGGCGACGGGCGAGTCGATGCTGACGTGGCGTTCTGGCACAAGCTGAACACGGTCAGCCAGACATACGTCACGCCACGGGTGAACGTCGGGCATCTACAAGTCATGGTATCTTGGGTAGACAACCAGTGGCGAGTGCTCAATCAGCATCTCGATGAGTATCAGAAGACAGGCAAACCCCAAACGGTGCGAGGCTAACTATGGGCGCAGGCAAACGACTCGGACTTGACATCTCAGCAGGGAACATCGTGTATCCCGGATTTGCTCAGACCGACTGGACGATCATTCATGCAGATCTGAAAGCGTCAGCACCTGCGAGCACGATACTCGTGCAGCCGGGAACATACTCAGACTCGAATGTCACGCCGCTGCGTGTACCGCAGAATGCGAACCGTGTACTGCTTCGAGTTCGATATGCGACAGCGATCACGGCGGCGGCGACTTCGCCGTCGTGCATCGTCTACGGCGCATACGGCGATGACTCGGCCTTCAACGAATCGACGGGAGTGTTCAACAATACAGGCTCGATTCGCTGGGCGCGACTGGACACATCAACAAGCGGCGGCACGACGGGAACCACATTCACGATGACACCCGGTGCAACCGATGACATTCGAGACAGCGTGTACAAGTACGGCACGATCACAGGCGAGCAAACGGGCACAGGCCTTTCGCTCGGCTGCGGCTTCGATCTGCGAGGCTGCAAGTGGGTCATGGCGCTCACGACGACTCCCGCATCTGTCACGGGCGCAGGCGCTGTGCAACTCGAAGCAGCCTTCATCAGCTATGTGCCGATGGCTTACGCTCCGTTCGCTTGATAGGAGATCGTCATGGGTGAGATCGTCAACCTTGTCGCCTATAAGACTTGGGCAGGCATCACGACATCGACCGACGACACGCGCTTGCAGGTGTTGCTCGACTCAGCGCACGCTGCTGTGCGGCGATACTGCGGGCGTGATCTGTCCAACGGATTCGAGGCGGCGACACGAACCGAGGACTACACGGTCGATAGCTATGAGATGCAGCTGAACGAGTTCCCGCTGACAAGCATCACGAGCATCACGCCGTTCAACCTTGACAACACGCTTGGCAATGCGATCGACTCCACCGACTACTACGCCGAGCTTGACAGCGGCCTTGTGCGTTGGAACGGTGCGCAGAACAATCGAGTCTTTATCGACACCTACCACAATACGGGCGTGATCAGCAACTGGGACTGGCGGCCTAGCTTCCAGCGTGTGCGTGTGGTCTATGTGACGGGAGCACCGCCTGCGGATCTAAAGACTGCAATCTTCCGAATGGTTGACGGCCTCTACGCCTCGATCCGTAAAGACAACGGCATCGCATCGCAGTCGCTCGGCAGCTGGTCAGTCACATACGCATCGCCACAGATCGCAGCACAGGCGAACGCCGACTTGCTCGATCCGTTCTGTAGTGCGAGGGTCAACGGCTAATGCCATTCCTACCTATCAGCTCGATGCCGTTGCCAATCTGGTTCATGCGTCAGACGGCGACGATCACAGTCCGGCAGACTTCGCAAGAGACTGCGGGCTCGTGGGATCAGACGACGAACACGACGCTGACGGTGCTCTGCTGCCTGCAGCCGTCAAGCTCGAATGAGTCGGCGATCTACAAGAAAGAGACAGGCCGCACGCTGTTCACGCTGTACTTGATGCCGAAGACCACGAGCGATGCGGCGATTCCTGCATCGCAGTTGAATCACATCAGCAAGATCACGATCGACGGCGTGGACTATCAGACCGACGGCGAGTTCTTGAATCTGTGCTCGAATGATGTCGTGTACCAGATGAACGTCTTCAGAGAGGTGTGACGCTTGGCACGCTTCGACTTTAAGAACATGGAGCGATTCAAGAAGCTAGTACGCCAAGGCGTACAACGTGGTAACATGGCTGTCGCAAAGCTTGCGCAGAACTCGATGCGAGATAACTTCAGTCGAGTCGGTCGATACAAATCGTCAGCGGCTGGAACACCGCCGAACATTCGCCGAGGATTCCTTCGCCGTTCGATTCAAGTCAGGCCGAAGGGTGATATGAGCGCCGAGGTGTGGAGCGATGCGGCTTACGCAATGATTCACGAGAAGGGCGGAGTGATACGGCCACGATCTGCAAAGTATCTTGTGATTCCTGTGAACAACGCCGCAAAGAGATTCTCAGAATCAAAGCAAGGAAGCTTGCGCAACTATCCTTTCAGATTCGAGAAAAAGAAGAATGGGCGTATGTTCTTAGTCGGCAACTTCAGCCAAAGCGC